ACCAATCATCAAGACCCACGATCAGGCATACCTAGAAGAACTTTGCCACACTGAAATACCAGAAGTCTACACGGCGATCAACGCACTTCAGAGAACTCCCTACACTGTTGATGGGGAATTCCTTTCGGTGCTTAAGCACTGCTGGGATAAGGGCTTAGTTATCGGAGGGCTTCCGTCTCTAGTAGACGAGTTGATCCCTAACAAGCCTGAAGACATAGGGACCAACAAGGAATCCAGAAGAGCGTGGAGAAAAACCGCAGCACGAACTCATTTTGAGAATGAGCGACAGAAATCCAAGCGACTTCAGGTTATGAAGGTCTTGAATCTGTCTGACAAATTCATTAATGACACAATTTACTTCCCCCACAACATGGATTTTCGTGGGAGAACCTACCCCATTCCATACTTCCTACAGCCGCAAGGCCCGCCGTGGTCCAAGTGTGTCCTACGGTTTGCCCGTGGTGTCCCAATGACTGAGGAAGGGGTTATGTGGCTGTATATCAATGCTGCCAACAAGTGGGGGATGGATAAGGAGTCGTTTAAGGATCGAGTGAAGTGGACCGAAGGGAATATGGAGTTAGTAAGAAGAATTGGAGACTCTGCGGTTTCGGATATGACTTGGGCTGACGCGGATGATCCGTGGGGGTTCCTCGCTTCCTGTATGGAGATCGCTAGATTCCACAACGCTGGCTCCAAGTACGCTACGACTCTCCCTGTGTCTATGGACGCCACGACTCAGGGATTGCAGATTTACGCGATGCTACTCAGAGACCCGGTCGCTGCTCTTGCGACGAATGTGCTTCCAACAGATATCCCATCTGATGCCTACCAAAATGTCGCAGATATCGCTAGACGGAAACTTTATGAGGATGGACATGAATATGGAACGAAGTGGCTGGAGTTTGGGATAACCCGGAAAGCCACTAAGCGACAGACCATGACGGTCTGCTACTCCTCCACCTTCTACTCCTGTCGCTCCTACACGACAGAGTGGTTCTACGATGAATTGAAGGCGGGCGTGGAGAATCCCTTTGGGGAAGAGACATACCGACCATGTAATTACCTGAGTGAAATCATATGGGAGTCGATTGGAGAGGTTGTTGCTTCTGCCCGCGTGGGTATGGAGTGGATTAAGGAGTGTGGTAAACTGCTCCTAGAGCATGGGGTGACCCCCCGCTGGACCACGCCTCTGGGCTTCCCTGTTAAGATGAGATATGAGAATACCAACAAGTATACCATTAAGACCTTGGTTTCTGGTGTTCTCAGGCAGCACCGCCTCAGAATTCCCAACGGAGATCCTAACTTCAGGAAGACAATTAACGCCATCTGTCCCAACTACATCCACAGCCTTGACGGATTAGGCGGACTATTGGGGTCAACCATTCTCAAGGCCTTGGAGGCGGGAATCCCCGACATCATGGCGGTCCATGATTCGACATCGATTCACGCCCCGAATGTGGGCTTTATGCACGACTGCGTTCGGGAGGCTACTGTGGAGATGTTCAGCAGGAACCTTTTGGAAATTTTCGCGTTTGAACTGCAAACCTACTTGCCAGTTGGGGTGGATTTGCCTACCCTGCCTCGTCAGGGGGACATGGATATCAATGAGGTTTTGCGGTCTAAGTACTACTGGAATTAAAGGAACCAAATATGCGTCGTAAGAAGAACATCAGAATCACAACTCCTGTGGGCGTTGCCCAGTGGCCCCGACTAAATGAGCCGGACACTAAGTTCAACAAGGATGGGACATATTCCGTCAGTCTTCGGTTGAGCAAGGAAGATGCGGAGCCTATCCAAGACACCATCCGTAGGGTGATGTCTAATCACATGGATGCCATCAAAAAGGACAGCCCTAAGAAGAAGATCAAGGCTGCTCCGATTCCAATCAAGGATGTGATGGATCAGGATGACAACCCGACAGGAGAGGTTGAGATTCGATTCAAGATGAATGCCGTTGGAATCAATGGCGGTGATCGTTGGGAGCAGCGTCCGGCTCTGTTTGATTCATCGGGCAAGCCCCTGACGGAAAGCATTGGTGGTGGTTCCAAGATCAAGGTAGGTGCGGAAGTTGTTCCGTATTTCACTGCGATGGCTGGCGCTGGCGTCACCCTGAGATTGAAGGCCGTTCAGGTGATTGAACTCATCGAATACAACAAGGGTGATTCCTTTGATTCGTGGGAATTCTCGCAAGAAGAAGGATTTGTAACCAGTGGCGAGAGGGAAGCGGCTACCGCATCAGCCGGAGCGGACGAGGAAGACGGATTCGATTTCTGAGGCTTTGATTGAGAAGCGTGGCTCCTGTTGGACCATGTTTCTTCCAGTAGACCCGGTCCCGGCCTCGCGGCCACGGTTTGCGAGGTCGGGATGGGTTTACTATGGGAAGAAGTACACAGAATTCCGCAAGACATCTGCGGAAATCCTTGGAGTTTGTGACTTTCCAGCAGAGTTCCCGCTGAGCGGGCCTCTCGCTGTTTCTGCTGCGTTCACTATTGCTAGTCCTAAGAAAACTAAACGGCTTGCCCCTAGAGGAGATATCGACAACTACTTCAAGACGCTGGATGTATTGAACGAGATTGTGTGGCTGGATGATGACCAACTGGTCTGGGCCAGCATGTCAAAACGGTACGGAGACTCTCCGGGTATACGATTGGAGATAATGGAACTTGAACGAATTCCTACGGCACGAACCCTGCCCGAATTGTGGGTCAAGGGATAATCTTGCCAGATACAACGACGGTCACGCCTACTGCTTTGGGTGTGAATATTACGAACGAGCCGATGGCTCAGCAGACATAAAGGAGACTCGCAAAATGTCTGGTTTAATCGAATACGATGTGGTTCCTCTGGCACGCAGAGGAATCGACGAAGAAACCTGTAAGAAGTGGCGCTACGGTGTCGGGATGTACAACGGTCGCCCGGTTCAAGTAGCCAACTACTTCGACCCGACTGGAAACCCTATAGCGCAGAAACTGCGGTTTCAGGACAAGACTTTCGCGTGGCTGGGCGACCCCTCTAAGGTGGGGCTGTATGGCTCACATCTCTGGAGAGATTCAGGGAAGATGGTCACGATCACTGAGGGCGAAGTGGATGCTCTCTCCGTATCTCAGGTGTTTAACCTTAAGTGGCCGGTGGTCTCGATCCCTAATGGGGCCAAATCTGCGGCGAAGGTGATTGCCAAGAACCTTGACTGGCTGGAGTCGTTTGAAACTGTGGTCCTGTGCTTTGATCAGGATCAGCAGGGTCGAGACGCCGCCATCGCTTCTGCACAGCAACTGTCCCCCGGCAAGGTCAAGATTGTCACCAGCCTTCCTGAGAAGGACGCTAACGACTGTCTGGTGCAGGGGCAGGCCAAGGAGTTGATTGACGCAGTCTACGGAGCGAAGTCCTACCGACCTGACGGGGTCATCCCCGGAGAAGAGGTCTGGGACTTAATCACCAACTCAAAGCGGAAGCCCTCTGTGCCGTATCCGTGGCCCTCCCTGAACAGTAAGTTGTATGGAATGCGAGGCGGAGAACTGGTCACACTCACTGCTGGTACTGGTATTGGCAAGAGCAGCGTAGCCAGAGAACTGGCTCTCTACCTACTGAAGAATAACCGGAAGGTAGGGTATATCGCTCTTGAGGAGAGTGTTCAGAAGACCGCAGAGCATCTCATGGCCCTGTGGCTTGGCTCTCCAATTCACCACTGGGATATTGATGGGGTGACTCAGGATCGCAAGAAAGCCTCCTTCGACGCTACTGCTGGTTCTGGAAATCTGGTTCTCTACGATCACTGGGGGTCTATTGATCCGGCTAACCTCCTGAACCGGGTCCGGTATATGGCTAGAGCAATGGAATGTGAATTCATCTTTCTTGACCACCTCTCGATTGTGGTGAGCGCCTTAGAGGCCGGAGATGTGCGGCGGATGATTGACAACACCATGACTCGATTGCGGTCATTGGTGGAAGAGACAGACGCCCACCTTGTTCTGGTGTCCCACCTTCGTCGGCCTGATGGGGGCCGCTCCCATGAGGAGGGGGGCGTTACCAGTCTAGCGCAACTACGAGGTAGCCACGCTATTGCTCAACTGAGCGATGCCGTCATTGGCTGCGAAAGAGATCAGCAGGACGAAGGATCTAACCGCCTACTCACCCTCCGGGTTCTGAAAAATCGCTATGCTGGTGAGACAGGTGTCACAACAACCCTTGAATACGACGGCGAGACAGGAAGATTAAATGAATGGGTCGCACCAGAAATCATTGACCTCCCCGGAGTTGGGGCGTAGTTACTCTGCACACCCTCCTTGGGGCAAAGGCCTTCTTCTACAGAGGGATTTGAAGAATCCCTGCCCCTTGGAGTACAGGGGTCGGCCTGTTTCGTGGAGAAAAATTGCTGAATGGCTTTCCGATGAGGAGGGCTGTAGAGTGACATGGCAGACAACTAGAAACAGTTTCAGAAGAACACTGGCTAGAATTAAGGACAAATTGGCTGACGATCCCTACATCAGGGAGTGGCTAGAGGATCAAAATATCGATCCAGAAGGACAGACCAATGCACATCGAAATATTTGATATTGAAACGAATGGGATCAAGGATTTTAAAACACTCCTTGGCTTGAAAACTATTCACTGTATCGGGATGGCTAGTCCTGATGGAGAACCGGAACTAGTTCCAGTAGAGGAGGCTCTGGAGAGGCTGCGGCTTGCTGACATCATTGTTGGACACAACATCCAAGACTTTGATGTTCGGGCCATACAGCGTCTGCACCCTGACTGGAACACCGACGCCGTCATTCGGGACACTCTGATTATGTGCCGGATGCTCTGGCCTGACATCCAGAACGAGGATTGGCAAACTCCAGAGTTCCCCAAGAACCTCGTTGGACGCCAGTCCCTCAAGGCTTGGGGCGTTCGCCTTGGTATTCATAAAGGTGAGTTCGCACAGTGTGCGGATTGGGATGAGTATACAGACGAAATGGGTGAGTATTGCTTGCAGGATGTACGGGTTACTCAGGCTCTGTGGAATCGAATCAAAAAGGAGAACCCTCCCGCCCGCCCTACCGTGCTGGAACACGAATTCGCGGCCATCGTCTCACAACAAGAGAGAAACGGATTCGCTTTCGACGTAAACGACGCTAGGGTTCTCCATACTGAATTGCTCACTATCAAGGATGATATTGAAAGAGAACTTTAATCAGTGTTCCCATCACAGATAG